CAATCTTACTTTGTAGTGGCGTGTTCAGATATCCTAGGAATATTTGACAAGCAGACCACGTTTCGGCATTGTGTTTTATATACAGCCTTTATTTTTTAGCTAAATATTGGCCTTACTATCATTATAATAGTAAAGCCGTTTATAATCATGTCTTCGTTTTTATCATCTTCATAAATAAATAAATCATACGCATTTCTGTTGCCAGGCTCGTTACACCCCGAATCTTATTCAATTAAATCAACCGTTAATCAGTTGTTGCCTAGCTTCAGCAATTGCAGATATGTACGTAGGATGTTCATCTCTACTAACTTCTACAATTGAACCAAAAGCAGACTCAAACAACCAATATCTTGCTGTATTCATTAGCAATGACATAGGTAATCCTTTCGCTTTTTATTATAAGCATTCGTTTTTATGCACGGATTTGAAAAGGGTCTGCACACGCAAACCCTCATCAACTAAGCACCAGTAATCAAACTCAAAGCCAAATCAGAGTTATCATCTTTGGACTCAAGTGGTACACGATTCATAACAAATGAAACAGAACCAGCAAACTTGCTTTCAACTTCAGTCACATCAGTTTGCTTGAACTCTTCAGCTTTGGCCATCGCTAATAGACTAGCCTTTGCTTTAGACACTGCATCAGGCTTGTCTGAACACGACACAAAGATGGACATACAAGAGTTTGCCCACGCTTTGGCACTAGCTTTGACAATATCGGCTGGAACAGTTGAGTTAATCTTGCCGATAGTGGCACCAGTTTGTGATTTAAAAGTAATAGTCATAATACACCCCTATGATTAGTTAATTAATACACTAGAAACAATTCCTAGCTAAAGAGAGACAGGGGCCAGCTGAAGTGCAGGCTGGTGTACAACTTCTGTTGAGACACAACATGAATGGCAATAAATCTCAACGAAAAAGTACACCCCATGCACCTTCAGGCTGGGGGGGTAGTAATGGTATATATTACACTCACGCACTCTAACATAATTTTTTCAAAATTTTCCTACGTAGAGTGTCCGCATTGCCATTAGTTATTTTCCAGCATGGAAATAGAAAAATGGAACCAAGAAAGATTAAGATTTGAAAGAGCAGAAGCTTCAGAAGAAGACATAGACGACTTGTTGTATATCCTAGATTATTCTAATGCAGAAGAAAGTATTGAAGAAACAAAAGAAATGATACTTGCAGGAAAAGCGTTTGTTATTGCCGATATTTTAGAAAAAAATAAAAAAGATTGAAATTTCCCTTGACATTCACCCTAGTTAAGTTGTTTTTTTACAGTATATATACTACAGTAGGTATATATACAGTAGATAAAACAGCTGTATATATATACATACTGTAGTATGATAGAAATCGCTCCAGGCAAAAAGCACCCACAAGATAAAATTATCTTTGTAAATGGGCATCAAATCACATTTGAGGAGCTAGCGTGGGTTTTAGTCACGTTTTGCCATAACGAAGAAGTTATTTACCCCAAGCCTCGTTATCAGGGGGCAGACTATTTTAAACGATTCCTTAATGAATGCATGGACAGCTTAGATGTCTCGCAAGAAATTATGGATAAATACAAACTCCCAAAGAAAATACATGGACTTCCTATCAAGAAAATTAAAAATTAACAACTGGGAAGAAATAACTTATCCAGTTATGACCAAACAAGAAGCAAAAGAGCGCCAACTCACGTATGTTTACTGGAAACAGGCAAAAACAGGGGATTTAGCGCTTTCTGATGATGGATATGTAGCAGAATGCTTAAATAGAGCCAAATATAAGAAAGCAAACCAAGTTGTTGTCCCATATGGTAGAATGTGGATAAATGATAATGCAAAGCTATTGTACGAGCCACATCGTGATACTGGTCAATATTCTCAAACTGGAACTAGGACATGGGTTGAGCGAGAAGCAAGCCTAGAGCGTACAAAAAGCGCCGTTAAACTATATGTTAACATGATGCTTGGCACTGGGAAAATAGATTGGGATAAGATAGGCAATGCATATCGGCCAGACCAAGCAAAACCAGCGATAACAGCAAAAAGATTATTTAAACAAAAGAGGATATCAAGTATGGTAGATACCCAAATACAAGAATATTTAGATGAAAGAGAGTTAAATCAGGGAGATGTCCTTGATGTAATTGCAGAAGCTATTACAATTGCTCGAAATAACGCTGACCCTAGCAATATGCTACGTGGAGCAGAACAATATATTAAAATAATGGATATGTTGCCTTCTAAAACACAACAAACAGATACAATTCAGATTGATGTATCTAAAAAGATATTAGATGAGATTGCTACAGAAGAAACTCGTCAATTAAAATTAGAAACCACAAAAGAGGTTACAAATGAAGATAATTCTTGAAAAAGATGAAAAGCTAGATAAACCAAAATATATAGCTAAACATTTTGTTGTAGAGACAAATGAAAAAGACGCTAAGAAATTAGAGTCATTTAGTAAAGTATTAATATCAGTTGCGTCTGATATGGGCTTAAAAGCTTACGAAGATGATATGCAACGTCTTATAGGTGTTGATTATTGATGGAAGAAGGTAAAAAGAAAGAAATACTGCTTCGATTAAAAGAAGACATGATGATGTTTGGGAAAGTTTGTATTCCCAATATGTTTTCTGCAAAGTCGCCTGATTTCCACTATGACCTAGCCAGTCATATAATGAATCTTGACAATAAGCAGATAAATATTGTTGCGCCTCGTGGGCACGCTAAAAGCTCTATAGTTGGCGGTATTCTTCCTATGCACCATTTATTTTTTGGAGAAGGTAAAAAATTAATAGTTCTTGTATCTAGAACGCAAGACCATGCAGTTAAATTACTTGGTTTGATAAAAGATACGCTTGATTATAGCGACCAGTGTCGTGAAATGTTTGGCTATTGGGGTCAACATTCTGCTAAAAGCTGGGCTAAAGCTGAAATAGTATTAAAAGACGGCTCAACAATAATATGTAAGGGAACAGGTCAGCAGTTACGAGGAATAAAAATCGGGAACCAGCGCCCTAGTCTAATTATTGTTGATGACCCTGAAGATGAAAACAATACTAAAACAGCCGAAGCAATGGAGTCCAACTTACGTTGGTTGCTACAATCAGCCGTGCCTTCTTTAGACCCTCGCAAAGGTCGCATTATTATCGTTGGCACTCCGCAACACCAGCGGTGTTTAGTCGAAACGCTAAAAGATATGAAAGGTTGGCTTAATTTAACGTATAAGCCTGATTTTGATAAAGGATATGCGTTATGGGAAGATTGGTGGTCTATAAAAAAATTAAAAGAGAAAAAAGAAGAATTAGATTCAATTAATAGGCTATCTGTGTTTTACAGAGAATATATGTGTGAAATCGTAGGTGACGAAGACCAGTTATTTAAATTAGAAGATTTAAATTATTATCAAGGAGAAGTAAGGCACGATGCAGAGGGAAATGCTGTTTTAGATATTGTTTTTCCACAAAAACGAGAAGTTCCTGTTAATATATTTACAGGAGTAGACCCTGCGTCTAGTACGAAACAAACTGCTGATTACTCTGTAATCTTTAACATAGCAGTTGATAAAGACGGTAATCGTTATGCGTTACCTTATTACAGAGAAAGGGCTACTCCTTTAAACTTAGCAGAAGCAATTGTTAAAAATTATAAAAAATATCGCTCAGAGCGTACTCGTATAGAAAGTGTTGGCTATCAAGAAATGTTACGAGAATATGTTATTAAACGCAGTGAAGAAGAAAACATATTTATACCTGGGCTTAATATTCGAGAAAATCCAAGAAACAGTAAATCTAGACGATTGGAAAGCTTACAGCCAATATTTTCCAGAGGAAAAGTACATATACTAGATACGATGCAAGACTTAAAAGACGAACTGTCTTTGTTTCCTCGTGGAAAACACGATGATTTATTAGACGGCTTATATTACGCAAATAAAAATTCGTACTCGCCTCACCACGAAGTGGTCGAGGCTCATGCCTTAAAAAAATCAGTCATAAATAGAGCAAAAGATTGGTTAGTCGCATAAATACGTAGATGTTCCCTATAGCCATTTTGGAATTTCGCCTCCAGAATGCCTACACCAATTCACCCAGAAGTCCAAAAGTCCGAAGAGTTACTAGATGACTACCAAGAACATCGTCAGTCGTGGGCAAAACAAGCTGTTGAAGATGACGAGTTTCGAAATAATTCGCAATGGACAACTAAACAACAGAACATATTAAAAAGTAGAGCGCAATCGCCAATTGTTGATAATGTTATTCACCCAGCAGTTGAACAAGCTAAAGCTTTACTTACTGCAAATAAACCAAAGTTTCAATCCACAGGTCGTGATGATAGTGATACAAAGATTGGTAGGATTTTTTCTGATGTTATGTCTTATATCTGGGACAGTTCTAATGGGAATACGGAATTAAAACAATGTATTGATGATTATTATGTAAAAGGTATGGGTGTGCTACAAGCATATGTAGACCCTATGAAAGATTTCGGTAGAGGCGAAGTATGTTTAAAAAGCATTGACCCTCTCGATTTATATATTGACCCCTCCGCTAGAGACCCTTTTTGTAAAGATGCTAGTAATGTTATTGTAGCTAGGCTTTTTACAGAAGAGCAAATAAAAACAATGTACCCCTCTGTTAATAAACCAGTAGGCAAAGACAAGGGTACATTGCTTTCTAGTATGACGCAAACAAGTAATGAGCGTTATCCTGGCTCAAGTCGAGAAGGAAACGAAGACCAACAAGTTGGCCCAATTACAGATGATGTAACAAATGTAAGAACTTATGAAATCATTGATAGGTATGAAAAAGTAAAACTCCCTTTTTGGCATTGCCTAGATACAACAAACGGACAAGAGTATGTGCATGATGATGAAGATTATCAAGCGTTTATAGCTCAACCAGCTGTTATTGTAGAAACACAAGGGCAAACAAATTTTGTAACAGATGAATACGAAGTCCAAGAATTGATGCAAGTGTATCAACAGACTGGCGGAGTGTTTCATATGATGATGGATATGCAGACTGGACAACCTCAAATGATGGCTGGCCCAGAACATGAAGAAGCAATTCCTGGCTCAGAGACAAAATTAGCTCCAGTTTCTTATAAAGACCTTATGGAGCAAGGCATTATTGTTTGCAATAATATTTTAGTTGATAGAATTAAGCGAGTGTTGTCAATCGGTAGAGTCTTAGTTGCTATGCATATAATGGACATTGGAGAATATCCAATTGTAACTGTAATGAATAGACATAATCGTAATCCATATCCAATGAGTGATGTGCGATTTATTAAACCTATTCAAGAATACATTAATAAAATTACTTCTCTTATAATTGCTCACGCATCTTCTTCTACAAATACAAAGCTACTTATTCCTAGAGGCTCTATGAATAGAAAGCAACTTGAAGAAGAATGGTCACGAGCTGGTACTGGCGTAATTGAATTTGACCCTGAGTTAGGACAACCTGTTGTTGCTGGGCCAGTTCCACTGCCAAATGAATTATACAAAAACAGAGAAGACGCTAAACAAAGCATTTATCACATACTTGGCATTCATCCACTACAACATGGTGACCCAAGCTCTGCTCCCAGTACTTACAAGGGAACTGTTGCAATAGATGAGTATTCCCAAAGAAGAATTAAATCAAAGTTAGATGATATTGAAGCTTCGTTAAATCAAATGGGTAGAGTAGTCGTTAGTTTAATACAACAAACATACACTGACGAAAAAATTATTCGGATTATGAAACCTGACGGTACAGAACAGGAAACAACAATAAACAGTCCAATTTACGATGATTTTACAAATGAGATTGTTGGCAGAGTTAATGACGTTACAATTGGTCAATACGATTTGATTGTTGTTAGTGGTGGAACATTACCATCTAATAGATGGGCAAGGTTTGATTACTACATGAGTTTATACGAAAAAGGCATTATTGACCAACAAGAAGTACTTGAGCAAACTGAAGTTGCGGACACAGAAGCTGTTCTAAAAAGAACAAGTATGTTGCAACAATTACAACAGCAAGTACAACAACAAGAAGAACAAATTAAAACGCTAGAGGGAGACCTCCAAACAGCGCAAAGAGAATCTACAAGTGATAGAAAGAAAGTAGAAGTCGAAAAATTCAAGACCAAGTTAAATAAATCAGCTAATCGTACAGAACAAGCATCAAGTATGTTTGAGATGAGGTTAGGCGATGAGTTAAACAAAGTCAAAGAAGAAACTAGGGAAATCGAAGTAAACCAACAAAACCCTGTTGCCGTTACATAACGAATAGGGGAAGGATATAACATGATTGAAATCGAAGACGCCATTGCTGTTGAAGACCCAGCAATCCCATCAGATAATTTAATGTGGGACGAAGGAACTGAAACAAATGACGTAAATGAACCTATCGAGCTTGAAACAGAAGCTCCCCTTGATAACAATGTTATTGAGGAAATGCCAGAGAATATTGAACAAGGCACTGAAGAACAGCGCTATCAATATTGGCAATCACGGTACGACCAAAAGGCAAGCGAATTTGACAACATGAGTCAAAAACTAAATGAATATGAAAAGATTGCTCCAATTGCGGAGTATATCCAATCTAATCCTGATGTTTTGAAAAATGTTGCATCTTCACTTTCTGGTGACACCCCACAGGTTCCCTCGCAAGAGAAATCAGTGGAATTACCACAGAAACCAACTCGTCCAACCAAACCAACTAACTATGATGCTACTGAATCTGTAATGGATGCAGATAGTGACTCGTATAAGTATAGAGTAGCAATGGAAGACTTTCGTGATGGTATGATTGACTACCAAGAACAGCGTGAAGCTGTTGCGATGACACAGTTACAAGCAAAAGAAGCTGAGATTGCCCAACGGCAGTCTGAGTATCAGGCCGAGCAAAGTAGAAATGCAATGCTAGGTCAATTAACTGCTGAGTATGGCTATACGCCAGAAAAAGCACAGGCTTTTGTAGAATACTATTCATCTCCTGACTCTATTACTCTAGATAATTTAGTTAATCTAGACAAGTTGCGTTCTGCCCCCTCACAGCAAGAGGTAGCTACTCGACAGAAAGCTCAAACAATGGCAAGTCGTTCTGAAATGGCAAAGGTTCCAACACCAGCAGGTATTGCCTCTGGTCAAGCAGAACCTCAATACACAGACGAAGATTTGTTTAATATGAGTTTGATGGCGAACAAACGATAAAGGAAAACTTACTATGGCAAACGTAGCAAGTGTAAATACTGGCGCTAAGAATCTTGGCGGTAGTGGTGTATTATACACCGATAGAAGGGATTTCTATATCAAGCCGAATGTTGTTAAGGAACTTTGGACTGATGTAACGCCTTTTACCACTGTAATTGCAAATCAAAATACAATCTCTGGTATGAGCGACCCTACGTTCAAAATGTTTGAACACAGAAATCCTTGGGTAAACCAAACAATAACATGCAATACAGCAGAAGCTGATGTTGCTGTAGGCGAATCATCTGGATATTTAGCATATTCAGCATCTTCTAATGTGGGCGGTGAAGGCGCTCATTGGGAAGGCTTAGAAGTTGATATTGCAACTTCAGGAGCTGTATTAGGACAAGGTATTATTGTTGAATGGACTAATGATGGTGATGCTGACGGAACTGCAGATGACGCAAGAATTAAAATAAAAGTTCTTAATTCTTACGATTCAGATGGCATTGATTTTGCTGTTGGAAGCGTTTTAACCGTAATTGGTAATGCTCACGGTGAAGGAACAGGTTCTCCACAAGCATGGTCTGATGACTTGTCTGTTGTCTATAACTCTACTCAAATTTTCAAAACACCTTTGGAAATTACAGGTACTCTTCTTGAAGCATCGCTTCGTGGTGAGTCTAAAGAGTTAGCTAGACTTCGTACAATGAAATCTCAAGAGCATAAAATACAGAAAGAAAGAGCTTTTCTATTTGGAGCTAATCCAAAAGGAATAAGCGGTGGTTTTTCTGATATTGAAGCTTTGTCTGATAAAAACGGTAAAGCCCTTCGTTCAACAATGGGTATTGTTTCAGCATTGAAAAAATACGGAACAGCAACTGATGTTGATGCTCAAAACGTATTTGCTTCAACTGATATTAATACATACCCAGGGTTTGTTGACGCAATGGAAAAAATATTCCAATATGTACCAACAGCAGGAGTTAAAAAAGCTTTTGTTGGCCCTGGTGCTTTAGGATATTTTTCTAAGCAAGGCGGTGGAACTAATGATACAGGTTGGGCTAAAGGCTCAAGTTGGACAGTTAACTTAGGTGACATGAAGCGTGATTCATTAGGATTCAATTACAGAATGCTAGAAACACCTCATGGAATGCTTCAGTTAATTCCAACACCTGCTCTAAGGTATAACTACAGCAAACATATGCTTATTGTTGACGAGGATAATCTTTTCCACGCACAATACAGAAAGCCACAGTTTCAAGCCTCAATTCAGGCTAACGACTACGATGGTGTTAAAGACCAGTATATGTCTGATGAAGGTATTGGTATTTCGTTACTCGAAAGCCATGCCCTAATGGTTACTCCGTAATAACGGAAACATAACAATAGTGGGGGGCGCTTTTTGCTCCCCACTTGCGAGGAACAATGGCAAATTTTAGAACACAAATAGAAAACTTAGCAGGTAAAAGTACGTTTAGTACTACAGCTGAAGAAACAGAATACACCGATATGCTGAACAACTTCTTGTTGCAATCAGCACGTAATGTATTAGATGTTTTATCCGATGAGCAAATAAAACAAAATACAATAGTAAATGAAGTAACTGACGATGCTGGGTTTGATTGTACAAATATCAAAATTTCTAAAGTATTGCGAAATGAAATTGGATGTATAGAAGTACCTTTAGAAATGAAAGCAAAGGTAAGTGCAAACTCAAATAGTATTTATGCTCCTACTCCTTCAAGTCCAGTTTATTATATAGAAGGACAAACAGCTACAGGTGCAAAGTTATTTGTCAAACCATTACCGAGTGGTAGTGAAAAAGCAAAAATATATTACATCTTAATTCCATCTTCAATTTTAAACACAGCAACAAATATAGTAAATTTTCCAGACCAAGCTGAATATGCAGTTGTTCTCGGCTCAGCTGTTAGACTAGTGCAACATAAAATGAATACATTATTGCATGAAGACGAAGATGTAGAACTTGCTCAAGTTGTTCAAGGAGAATTGCAAATTTTAAATCAAATGTATATGGTTGAATTAAGTCAATTGACCGATATGCCTATACAACAATCTCAAGAGGCTGAATAATGGCTCAAACAAATCCAACAACAATAAATTCTCCTACAATTTCAGGAACATCGACAAGTTATGGATATGGTTTAACTCAGGAGCAAATGATTGAACTTGTAAGAACGCATCACCCAGCAATGTTAGAAAATGAAGCTAGAGTTTACTTAAATCAAGCATTAAGAGAGTTTACAAAGAAAACAAAAATTTTAAGAGGCGTATTTACAAAAGCAATTACTGCTAACACAAGATGGTATCAAATTGATGACGAAATTGTATCAATTAACATTGTTTATTTTGACGATAAAAGAATTAGCAGATTGCAAAACACACCTGAAAAGGATGCAATATAATGGCAAAAGTATATTGGATTGATAAAGACGCCCTTGGAATTGCAGATGAAAGCAATGGCAATTTAACTGGGCCTACAGCTGGAACTTTAACTATTCATGCCTCAAGACATGATTCGCCTTTTGTTGGCGTGCCTAATGGGGCATTGAATAGTGGTTCAGTTAGAGTAGAAACAGGCATGAATGAGTCTCCTGTAATTCCTGTTGAATTTCATGAATCACTATGTTACAAAGCTATAGCACATGGTTATGAAAAAGCTGGGAATATTCAACAAGCACAATACTTTCTTGGAAAGTTTGAAATGGCATGTGCTGAAGGTAAAAAAGAAGCTAACTCTCATAAATCAGAAGAAACATCAGTTGTCATTATGGGAACAGAATTATAATGGAATTAAGGGCGTTAAATATTCACATATTTGGTGAATATACATGGGAAAATGTTTTTAGTAATTGGGAAAATGCAGATTCTTATCAAGGGTTATCTAATGGCGAAATCAGAGCAATAACTGCTCAAGACTCAACACTTAGGGGGATATAATGGCTTTATCGGGCAAGCAAATAAAAAATACCTACAAAGATATACTAACAGTTAATTCTGGTACAGATAATCAAGGCTTAGAGTCTTCATTAAAAGCAGTTGCTGATGGCGAAGGAGTTGCTTCAGCAATTGAACTTTCTACTACTACATTAAAAGTACCTAGCGGTAAAACATTGGATGTAGCTGGTACATTTAATTCTACTAATGCAACCATTACAAATTCAGTTACTGCTACTAATTTAATAGCATCAACAAATATAGAGTGCGGTGGGGGCTATGGAAATACTGGAACAAGAATAGACACAGTTGGAAATATAAGTACCGATGGGAATATTGTATCTAGTGGAAAAATAACAGCAGGTACTCAAATTAACATTGGTGGTGGCGGAAGTGGATTTACTGGTTCTGCATCATCGCCAACTGGTTTAACTATAGATGTAAGCGGTAGAATTGACACAGATGAAATTATTGTTTGTTCAGCAGTAAAAACAACTTCAGGACAAATTTCATCATCTGCATCAAACTCACCTAAAGTCAAACTTGATGATGCTACTAAAGTATCACTCACAGTAGACGATAGCGGTACAGACAGAGAAATTTTAAAAATGAAAGAAGACGGAGAAGCTACGTTTAAGAATAAAGCTGGTGACACAAAATTTACTGTCAAAAATGATGGCAGACTTGGCTTAAAGCCAAAGACAACAACAGAATTAAATGCTATTTCAGCTTCGGCTGGAGACTTAGCATTTGATAACACACTAGGGGTTTTCAAAATATGGAGACCTTAATCATAACAAGGAGATTGCACAATGGATAAGTTAACTCAACAAGAGATGGAGTTCGTAATTCAGGCTATAGCAAATACAAGCATCCAAGCAAAGGATTCTGCATTTGCTCAAGGTGTTCTTGAAAAACTAGGAGAAAGTTACCAAGCAATGGTAAAGCCTTCTGACAAGAGCAATAAGAAGGCTGGTAAAGCGAATTCAGCACAAGTGAGTGCTTAACAAATGGCGTGGCGTGAATTAGCGGAAACGCTACAACCAGCCAGTAAAATAGCATCTTCCCCAAGTTCGGGGAAGGTGCTTAAAGTCTCCTCTAATGGTACTGGTGTAGAATGGGCAACAGCTGCTGGTGGTGCATTTCAAGTAACTAATAATAATGCACATTATACTGCTGGGTCGGTAGGGGTTGGCACATCCTCGCCTAGTACGGATTTACAAGTTGCTGGAGTGATTGGAGCTACTAGAGTAAATATTGGAACAAAAGATGCAAGTAACAATCCTCCAACTGATAACGCTAGTTATATGCTTAATCTTGAAAAATATGGNGGTACTGCAAATATAAAGTTATCAAGAACTGGAAATGCATCTTCANNATGGTCAAATAGTCATAATGAAGCTACTATAGGAACAATAACAGAGCATCCTTTTGTTTTACAAACTCACTCAACAGATAGATTAACTATTACTTCAGGGGGAGATGTCGGCATCGGTGGAACGCCAATAACTATGACGGGGGTTGATACAACTTTAACTATAAAGGGAACAACTGCTTCAATCGGATTATTTGATACTGATATAGCTAATTTTTGGGAAATAGTTTCAACTAACGGCACTCTTGCTTTTGATTATAATGCTAGTAACGGCTCTAGTAATTTAAGAAGAGCGGTAATTGATTCATCAGGGCAAGTCGGCATAGGCACATCCTCGCCTAGTTATGCACTGCACACAACTGGAGATACTTTTACTACAGAAAAATTTTTAATATTAACAAATAAACTCATACAATCTGTT